GGGAAGCGCGTCATCGTCACGCGCCGCGCGAAGTAACACGCCACACCCCCTCTGGGTTTGTCGCCTCCTCCCGCACCGTGGAGGGCATGAGCGACGACGTGGCCAACAAGATCGCGAGCAGCGCCCAGGGCCCCCGGCGCGTCCGCACGGACGCCGGCGAGGTGGAGGCGCACCCGCTCCCGGACCAGATCGAGGCCGACAAGTATCTCGCGGCCAGGGCTGCCGTGTCGGGCGGCAACACCCACCGCGGGCTGCGGTTCAACGTCCTCAAGCCTCCGGGGGCCGTCTGAATGGCGAAGCGTGCCGCACCGAAGGCGCGGACCGGCCGCAAGGCGGCTCCGTCCCGTCGTGCGCCTCGGCGCGTCGAGGTGGTCAAGCAGGTCGCCCGGGTCCGCGGCCGGTTCGACGCGGCCCAGTCGGCGGACGACTCGCGGCACTGGGCGAATGCGGACGCGCTCTCCGCGAATGCCTCCCTCGCTCCCGAGGTGCGGCGGATCATCCGCAACCGGGCCCGGTACGAGCGTGCGAACAACGCCTACGTTCACGGCATCTGCGTGACGAAGTCGAACGACCTGATCGGCACCGGCCCGCGTCTGCTGCTCGACACCGGCGTCGTCGAGGCCGATCGGGAGATCGCCCGGGCGTTCTTCGACTGGTCGTGGCGTGTTCGGCTGGCGGACAAGCTCCGCATCGCCACCGAGGCTCGGATCGTCGATGGAGAGGCGTTCGCGGTGATGTTCACCAACCCGCGGATGGATGATCGCGCTCCGCAGCTCGACATTCGCCTGATCGAGGCGGACCAGATCGCGACGCCGTCGTACCAATACACCGAGAGCATCCTCCCCGACGGCTCGTACGCTGACGGCTTGGAGTTCGACGCCTACGGCAACGTGGTCGCGTACCACGTCCTGCGGTCGCACCCGGGCGCGAACTACATGTTCGACTCGTGGACCGCGGATCGCGTGGAGGCGTCTCGCGTTCTGCACTGGTTCCGTGCGACGCGCCCGGGGCAGCATCGCGGGCTGTCGGAGCTGACGCCGTGCCTCCGCCTCACGGCGAACATGCGGCGTTACACCGAGGCGGTGATCCGGGCCGCGGAGATCGCCGCCGACCTCGCCGCGTTCGTCCACTCGAACTCGCCGGCCGCGCAGGTTGACGATGTGGACCCGTTCGCCGCGATTGAGATCGAGAAGGGGACGCTGACCACTCTCCCCGAGGGGTGGGACGTTTCTCAGCTCAAGGCCGAGCAGCCGACGAACACCCACCAGGCGTTCACCCGGACGCTCCTGGGCGAGATCGCCCGCGGCGTCAACCTGCCGTTCCACAAGGCGGCGTTCGACGCCAGCTCATACAACTATTCGTCGGCCCGGCTCGACGGTCAGCTCCACGACCAAAACGTCCGCGTCGAGCGTGACGAACTCGAGCGTGCGTGGCTCGATCGCGTCTTCGCGGAGTGGCTCGACGAGGCCCTCCTGATCCAGGGCTACCTCCCCGCCGGCCTCCCGCCGGCGGTGCGGTGGAACTGGTCGTGGGTCTGGGACGGCCACGACGGCGTCGATCCGGTCAAGGAGGCGAACGCCGCCGAGACGAAGCTCGCGACGCTGACGACGAGCCTGTCGGCGGAGTACGCCAAGCAGGGCAAGCAGTGGGATGTCGAACTGCGGCAGATCGCCGCCGAACGGCAGCTCATGGAGCAGCTCGGATTGTCGATCGGCGACCGGCCCGCGCAGGTCGTCGTCCCCGGGCTCGAGCAGGCCCAAGCCGCCGCGGAGGCCGACGCATGAGCAACCTCTCGATCCGTGCCGACGTGCAGTTCCTCCGGGCCGACGCCGGCGAGGGCGAGCTGCCAGGGTCGCGGATTCCGCGATTCCGCATGGTGGGATACACCGGCGGCGAGATCCGGCAGTCATGGTCGCGTGAGCCGATCGTGATCGACCTCGCCGGAATGACGATCCCGCCGGCCGTGCCGATCGTGTTCGGGCACGACTACTCGCTCGGCAGCGTCCTAGGCCAAGCGGTCGCCCGCGTGGATGGCGGGCAGCTCGGCCTCGACGGCTCGATCCTCGCCACCGGCGAGGCGGCCGCGCAGGTCGTGTCGCTCGGCGACCGCGGCTACCAGTGGCAGGCGTCCGTGGGTGCCGACGTGGACGAGCAGTACCTCGTCCAGGACGGCGACAGCGCCACCGTCAACGGCCGGACCTTCTCTGGTCCGATCCGCATCGTATCGCGCTCCCTGCTGCGGGAGTGCTCGTTCGTGACCCTCGGGGCCGACGCAGCTACGGCCGTGACCATCACCGCGAAAGCGGAGGAGCCTCAGATGAGCGAGGAGATGAAGGCGGCCGACGATCCGATGCCGACCGGCCCGGAGATGTCGTCCGAGAACGGGATGGGCCCGACCGGCCCGAGCGACGTGGCGAGTGCCACGCCGAAGCTCGACGTGGAGGCGATCGTCGCCGACATCGAGAAGCGCATCACCGCCCAGGTGGAGAAGAAGATGCTCGACACCGTGCGTGCGGGCCGTGGCGTGACCATCCACGCCCCGAGCAAGCCCCAGGTGGATGACAACCAGGTGCTCGCGGCCCGCGTCTGCATGACGGGCGGCCTCGGCAACCTCGAACGGCACTTCGCCGAGCCCGTCCTCGAGGCGGCCGGAAGGAGCCGGATGGTCAGCCTCCAGGAGATCCTCCTGCGGGCGGCGAAGGCGAACGGCTACGATCGGAACGACTTCAAGGTCTCGACCGAGAACGTTCGGCAGGTGCTCCGCGCGGCGTTCGCCACGCACGACATCGCTGACCTCCTCGCCCAGACCTACGGGAAGTTCCTTCTGTCGTCGTTCAACGCCGTGGAGGCGTTCTGGGACCGGGTCTCCGTGATCCGCTCCGTGAACGACTTCAAGACCGTCACGGGCCTCCGCCTGGACGGCGGCTTCGTCTTCGACGAGGTCGGCAACGACGGCAAGATCAAGTCGGCCGACGCCGGCGACGACAAGCGGACGATCGCCGCGAAGACGTACGCCCGGATGTCGTCGATCACGCGGCAGGACATCATCAACGACGACCTGGGCGCCCTGACCCAGGTGCCGCAGCGTCTCGGCCGCGGGGCCGCGCTCAAGCTCAACTCGGTCTTCTGGTCCGAGTTCGAGTCGAGCAACGAAACCGCGTACGAGAAGAAGACCGCCGCGGCCGGGAACGCCCTGTCGCTGGCGAGCCTGAAGGCGGCGGTGGGCGACTACCGCAAGCTGAAGGATCCGGACGGAAACCCGCTCGGCATCACGCCGGCGATCATCCTCGCGCCGCCGGAGCTCGAGGTGACCGCGGCCGAGCTGATGGGCTCGTCGCTGATCCACGGGACCAGCGGTGCGGCCCCGAGCACGAACGTGCTCGCCGGTCGGTACCAGGTCGTCAGCTCCGCCTACCTGTCCTCGGCGACGACCTGGTGGCTCTGCGCCAACCCGGCCGACCTGCCGGTGATGGAGGTGGCCTTCCTCAACGGTCAGCGTCAGCCGACCGTCGAGCAGGCAGAGGCGGACTTCGACACGCTCGGCGTGCAGATCCGCGGCTACTTCGACTACGGCGTCTCCAAGGGCGAGAAGCGCGCCGCCTACCGCATGGCGACCGCCTGATCGGCCTGAACGTCAACCGCACCCGCGGGCCGGGGACTCCCGGCCCGCGGGGTGATGCTTCGTCCCACCACACACCCTTCCGGAGATCCTGAACGATGGCAACCCTCAAGAGCGAATCGGGCGTGTGGGATTACACGCCTTCCTCGGCGAAGTCCGCCGGCGACGTGGTCCTCCTCGGCAAGGTGGTCGGCGTGGTCTGCCGCCCGATCGCCGCCAACGCCAAGGGGGCGGTCACCGTCCGCGGCGTGTTCACGTTCCCCAAGGTCACGGGCGGCGCCCTCTCGGCCGGCGCCGTGGCCTACCTCGACGGCGCCGGCAACGTGACCGGCTCCTCGACGGTGTCGGGCATCGCCGGCGTCGTGGCGGTCTCCGCCGCGGCCGGGGACACGACGGTGGACGTGGAGCTGAACGGGCCCCTCGCCTACGACCTGAACGTGTCCGGCCCTGCCTGACCAGCGTCCCCACCGCACCCGCCGGCGGCTGGCGTTCACCCTCCGCCGCCGCCGGCGGGCCTGCGTG